AGGACTATCTAGATTATATTTTGGTTGAGTTAGATGAGTTGATCGAGGGTAAAGACGACCAGTTGAACGAAGGCTATTCTTTTCTTACAAAGCCGATGCAATTAAAGTACCGAGCTTTTGTTCAAGGAATGATTGATGATTCTGTATCGTGGGGTAACGTCCGCAAGTCAACAAGAAAACCCAGAACAAAGAAAATTCGGTCTGCTGACCAGCAAGTGGCGAAGGTAAAGTATAAGGTTCGGGACGATAGCTTTAAGATCGTTAGCGTGTCTCCTGATAAGATGATTGAATCTAACCAAATTTGGATTTTCAATACAAAAGATCGTTTTCTTTATAAGTATAACTCAGATAGTGGAATGACAATAAAGGGAACTACGTTGCATGATTTTGATGTGGCTACTTCGTTCAAGAAGAAGATCCGAAAGCCTGATGCAATTTTACCCGAAGTCTTGAATAACGGTAAAGTGAAGCTGCGAAAGTTGATGGACACAATTGCCGCAAAGGAAACAAAAGTGACGGGTCGTATTAATAAAGATATGATTATTCTTAGGGTGATTTAGTAATGGTCAAGATTGGATTCACAGGCACTCAAGAGGGAATGACTATTTCTCAAAAGAAGTCATTCTTGAGTGTCTGGCAAATGATTGAAGATGAGCTTGGGCCCATTCGTGAATTTCATCATGGCGATTGTATTGGAGCAGATGATGAGGCTGATGATTTTGCCATAACTATGTTTACCCGTGCTGGAATTGGTACTGTGGTTATTCATCCACCCGATGTTGATACCAAGAGGGCTTGGTGTGTCGGCGACATAACTGAAAAGCCCCTTCCTTATTTGGAGCGGAATACTGAAATCGTCAAGGCTTGTGATGTACTAATTGCCACACCAAAAGAGCAAGAAGAAGTTCTGCGCTCTGGAACGTGGGCAACAATTCGCCGTGCAAGAAAATACAACAAGAAACTTGCTGTGATTTTTCCTGATGGTGTGTGTAAAGGATTGGAATGATACTGGTAGATCTGAATCAAATTGCCATTAGCAATTTGATGGTGAGTATTAATACCTACAATAAAAATCAAGAGATAAATGAAGACTTACTTCGCCATATGGTGCTGAATAGTCTTCGTGCATACAAGATGAAGTTTGGTGAGAAGTATGGCGATCTTGTAATTTGTTGTGATGGGCGACATTATTGGCGCCGAGATATTTTTCCATTTTATAAGGCCGGGCGAAAGAAAGACCGTGCTGCTTCGACTTTGGATTGGACTCTAATTTTTGAAACGCTAAATAAAATCAGAGACGAAATTAAGGAGTATTTTCCTTATATTGTTCTTGATGTAAACCGAGCAGAAGCAGATGATATTATTGCCGTACTGGTTCAACATGTATGCCCGGTTGAAAATAAATTAATTTTATCTGGTGATAAAGATTTTATGCAGTTGCAACAATACAGTAATGTAGATCAGTTCGCTCCAGTTCAGAAGAAGTTTCTTCGGACCGATAGCCCTCAGGATTTTTTGAAGGAACATATTATTCGCGGAGATCGTGGAGATGGTATTCCTAATTGCCTGAGTTCAGATGATGTTCTAGTGAGGGGCGAACGACAGAAATCAATTTCAAAGAAAAAGCTGTCCGGATGGATGGCATCGGACCCCAATGATTGGAACGATTCTAATCAGTTGCGCGGTTATCGTAGAAACGAACAGTTGATTGATTTAGAGTTTGTACCTCAAGACTTGAAGGAAGAAATTCTTTCTCAATATACCAATGCCGTTTCTGGTGACCGAAGCAAGTTGTTTAATTATTTTGTGAAATTCAAGTTGAAAAATTTGATGGAAGATATTCAGGAGTTTTAAAGAATGCCAAATTATAGTGAAAGTCTACCCGAGCTTTTTGGGCGTGTTTCTAAGGCAGAAACACAAGAGGAAAAGATTGCATTGCTTCGCGCACACAAGCATACCAAATCATTGCATACTATTTTGCAAGGTGCATTTCATCCTGATATTGTGTGGGAGTTGCCAGAAGGGCCTCCTCCTTATAAAAAGGATGAAGGCGAATATGGTATAAACCCATCTGTCTTGGAGCGAGAACTCCGAAAGCTAGTTTATTTTACTTCACGCACAGGTAAGCTGATTAAGAACAAGATGAAGCGAGAAGAAATTTTTGTCAGTATGTTAGAATCAATGCATCCGAGTGAATCTGAGTTGATTATTCAGATGAAAGATAAACGGATTGATGGATTAACAGCCCGATTGGTTTGGGAATTTATGCCTGGGCTCATTCCCGAGCCAGCACCGGAACCGGAGCCTGTTGCTGTTGCTGTTAAGAAAACTAAGCCCAAGAAGAAGAGGTCAAAGAAAAATACCGATGGGTAAAAATAAACGGTCTAAGACTAGTAACGATTCAGACTTTGACGAAGATTATTTTGATGATTATCGGCAAGAGCGCAAGCGCAAACGGGAAACCCGACGCGAACGACGAAAAAATAAGCGTTCAGTAGATGATGCTATTAATTCTGCATATTACTATGCCGATGAGGTAATTGAACAGTTAGGATATGAAGACGAGGAATTTCATTATAATAATGATGATACTTAATATCAAGGGGTTTTCGTTTCCCTATAGGAAGCGAGAAAAAAAGTGGCAATGTAAAACTTGCCACTATCATTAAATAGGCGAATAATATAATAGAGGTTCTATAGAGGACCGTGAATTGAACGGAGTAGCAAATGCCGTAGACTGCGGCTAGTAGCGAATGAGGCTCAGCTGGCCTTGAGGGAGATTCACGGAGAATTTATGGATAGCCGAGTACCGATACGGTGAATAAATTGTTGGAGTTTGGGAAGTAGTTTTCTCGTATAACAACAGATATAGGTCCTGCTCGGAGAGCCGGCTACTGGAGCCGTCAGTCGTTAAGTCGGGGTGGATCCTTAAAGGAAGAGTCATACTTAATATTTGTGTTGGTAGTGTTCGGGTACGAATGCATTGACCCTTCACAGAATGGCTTGTGATTTTTGGAGTAGAAACCCTGATGGTCCCCACGGGGGATAGGGCACTTATCATACAATTGTACGGGGGGAGTACCTTCCCCCCGCGCCTTTTTTATCAATATATTATTTTGAAGGATATGTTGTCATGGATATGAAACCTTACGACAATCAATTAAGAGTTCCCTCTGATGAGCTTGTAGAAATGTATTTAAGCAACGAGCATAATGCCACACCAATCAAAATGCTCATTGGTACTTGCGACAAACAAAAGCAGTTTTGGATTTCCAAAAATATAGACCACGGCGATACTGTTATTATGTCCGATCATGATGATTCTGATGATTCTATTTTTACCCGATGGAAAATAAATCGAGGTTTGGCCAAACAAATTAAAATGGCCAGGAGTAAGGATCAACGCATTATTTGGTTCTGTGGGGGGTTAACCCAAAAGGATCGGAATCGTGTCCTAAAGCATTTGCCGAACTACAGGAAATATGCTGTTGTTTGGGAAGAAGATATAGATCAAATGTTGAGTGATGGATATGAACGCCCCACCTTAGATGAAGGCTTTGATGATTTCACTTACATTGTTTCATAAATACCATAATAAGGAGACTTTATGGAATTCACTACATTAGAACTTATTTTATCTGGTCTGGTTTTAGTAGCCGCTGGTGTGAGTTATATGTGGGGGCATGATGAGGGAATTGGCGCCGGAACAAATGCTACTATGGAAATTATGATAGAGACTGGGCTTGTATCTCGGTTTAAGGGTGATGATGGGGACTGGGAAGTTTGCTCTGCGGGTATTATGAATAACATTTGCCCACAATGTGGATTTGAAGACGGGGAAATTTGTGGCAAACATAAATAAACTATTTAAAGCCCGAGATTATAATGCCATGGATGCGTGTCTTCGGGCTGCCGGATTTATGAAAGACCGTCGTGCGCCCAGAGGCGGCGCCCGGAACTTTCATCAGGAATATTTGGAGGATGCCATGTCAGAAGAAATGGTTTGTGATTTTTGTGGCGAGTCTGCCGAAGCTCTACGCCGGATTGCCTTGGATGACGGATATGACAGGATCACCACGAAGTCTGCTCCGATGTATGCATGTACGCCTTGCTCGACTGAAAAAGAGCAGACGCGGTTAGGGTTGCGCCGCAAGAGGGCTTCTGTCGGCTTTTAGCCCGCCCCCCGAGTCAGAGAGCGTCTTAGGGAGAAAAGACCCGGAGAGGGCGTCCTCCGCCGCTCCAAAACTCCTTTAGAATCAAACACTTAGAACAACCATGTGGATTTCTCAAAACCCCTTTGGAATCAATCACTTACAAACGAAGTTTTTTCGTTCAATCCCTTGACTTTATCTGAATCTGAGGTATACTTTATATGTAGCTGAGAGAGGCGCCCGGGGATACATTCATTGCCCCCCAGGCGAACTAAATATTTTTGGGACCCCATCATCTAATAGGTAAGACACCGCACGATTGGTAATCACCGAATCTCCCTTTACTTTTCCTAACCAGCTAAGTTTTGGGGTGTTTTCGGGGCGGGGAATGCAGGTTCAATTCCTGCTGGGGTCAGCATCTACCAAACAGAGCCGGAAGGTTCTGGGATAACGAGGCGTCTGAAGCACGCCTACAACCCTGAAAGGGGAGAGGGTAGAGGTTCCCATCCAGTTCGATAAATCAACGATAGAGGAAGATATGAAACATTTCAAAGATACTGATTTTCACTCAAGCGAAACGCCTGAGTATACAAGAACTTCTATGTTCGCCGAGGCTTCGGAACTGAACATGCCTCCGGGAATTTGGCCAACGTATATCAAGATTTGGGCTGGGCATGATTCTCAACGATACGGCGATGTTTTGACTCGATGCTCGCTGGATAAATCCGGCGCTCGTTATGTGGGCGCGAACTTTAATGTAACAATTTTCAATGATTAGTAGAGATGTATAATGAATATCAATTGGCGCAAAGGTTCTATGGGTGTTGAGAGCGTA